GGCCCCGTTGCGCCTGTAATACCAGTAGGCCCCGTTGCGCCTGTAATACCAGTAGGTCCTGTTGGTCCAGTACTTCCGGTAGGGCCTGTATCGCCCGTTACGCCAGTGGGTCCTGTTGGTCCAGTACTTCCAGTAGGGCCTGTATCGCCTGTCACGCCTGTAATACCAGTTGGCCCGGTTGCCCCAGTAGACCCCGTATCACCCGTAGGTCCTGTCGCACCTGCACCAGTGGGTCCAGTATTTCCCGTGGGTCCGGTAGCGCCTGTATTGGCTGCTGCACCCATAGGTCCAGTCGGCCCAGTTGCTCCGGTACTTCCGGTCATTCCTGTTGGACCCGTCTCGCCATCATCGCTGTCGCTGCTGCTACTGCTACTATCACTTCCATCATCATTACTCGGAAAAATATTTGAATAAGCAGCAAATTGCGGTACCCAAAGGGAAGAAACGGCCAAATCGCTTGGAACACGGCCATTAAAATCATAAATAAACCTCCGCCTCCGTGCTCCGATCGGGAGTGTGACTTGGAGCGACATGGCTCACGTTTTCTTTTCCGCCAATAAAATTCTCCGGAAACCCTAATAAACTTCGTACAATGACCTCGAACCGCTCGTCGAACGAGGAAAAATGTGAACGCCTAATAAAAACCCAACCCCTACTTTTTCAGCCACCATGTCGTGTTCCACCGGTGCCTCCTCGGGCTCATCCATCACAACGCTCGTCGCTACAGGCGCAGCGGACAAATACTTGACGTACCAACCCACCATTACGCTGTGGCGTTTTGCGTACAACCACTACACGAACTTCTCTTACGAGATGATCGAGCAGAATTTCCAGTCGCAACCGGCTTTTGGCACGGATGTGCAAGTCATTCTCAACCGTACTGGTGACCTCATTTACTTCCAGTACGTGGTCTACGATCTTCCCGGGATTACCTGCTGCACTCCTACGACCTCGGTCTGCGGTATCGGCGGCAACCAATTCCCGTGCTGCGATCCTTGCGACCCTTGCGGCGACGGTCCTGCCCCTCAATGCGTTTGCCCCGGCGCAGTCGTCTCTTCCGTCGTGCCCGATGACGAGCTGGTGATTGACGGCATTGACACCTGCACGGGTCTGGAGCGCCCTTGGGCTCACTACACCAACGCCATTGGCCAGTACTTGACCAAGAAAGCGTCGTTTGTGGCCGGTGGTAACATCATCGACACGCTGTATAACGATTTCCTCTTCATGTGGGAGGAGCTGACGGGTCGTCCAGGCGCTCGTCTGCTGGAGATGATTGGCAAACGTTTCACGCGCGCGCAACTGGTGGCCGATTCCTCGCATGATCGCCGACTGTACGTGCCGCTGCCTTGGTGGTTCACCATGATTTCCGGACAAGCTTTCCCGCTGATCTCTTGCCAGTTCCACGGCATCCAGATCAACGTGTGCTTTGCGGAGCTGCGTAACTGCGTGCAAGTCTCGGACTGCGACTCGTTGGTCGTCAAGTGCCGCGACTGCCAGCCGTTGGTAGCCGGAGATCTCCTGGCCCGTCTTGACACCATGTACATTTTCCTGGACAAAGAGGAGCGTGACCGTTTCGCCACGGGCTCCTTCGACCAGCTGATTGTGCAGCACCAGCAATTCTCGACGTGCACGCAAAACTGCCAGGTACGTGTGCAGCTGAACTTTAACCATCCCGTGCAGGAGCTGATCTACATGGTCCGCCGCAAGTGCCAAGAGCAGTGCAACAACTGGTTCAACTACTCAGGTAAGTGGGGTTTCGATCCCGTTAAGGCTGCGCAGATTCGTCTGAACAACCTTTGCTGGAACGCTCGTGAGGGTCGCTACTTCCGTCTGGTCATGCCATACCAGTTCCACACCAACATCCCGGACTCGTTCACATACTGCATGGTCTGGGCAATGCATCCGGAGGAAGCCCAACCCTCAGGTACCGTCAACTTCTCGCGCATTGATAACGTGGAGGTCATTCTCGACATTCAGGACGCGCTGGCGGACGACCCCATTACCGTCACCATTTTCGGTATCAACCGCAACGTGCTGCGCTTCCGCGACGGACTCGTTGGCCTCGCATTCTCGAACTAGTTTTTAGAAAGCTAACCCTACTATATTTATTACTTCGTCAAATGTTTACGAGCAACAGTCATATGTTTCGGTTGTTTTGTAGGAGGTTCTAGTTCTTCCGGGAAAACTTCGTGTCGACAACGCTTGCATGGACGTCTTCCTCTTTTTAAAGCCAATAAATAGCTTTCCTTCTTGAATCCGTATTCCAAATTGCTCTTTTCGCCATCCAGGTTCTTAACATCCGTACAATCCGGATTATGATAAACCTTGGAAGCCTTCGCCAGAAAAACTTCTTTAGGGATCAGCGACGCTGCCTTTTCATCTTCATGATGAATAATAATACGTTTGTTTTGAGGCCCCTTTTTTGGTTTTCCATCATGTTGAATTAGTGGAACTCCAATAGACGCAGTGATTGCCAGGAGGTCCTTTTCAATTTCTGAAGGTACATGATTTGAAAGGCATTCATAAACACGCGTGACATGCTGCAGAAATTCCTCCACGGGTTGTTGTCGTTTCAACATATTGCACGGAAGACATGCAGGTACGCAATTTCCGGAAAATCTCGCAGGACTCCAGTGGCGGCTGCTGCTGCTGCTGTCATAATTCGGACGGACGAAGAAGAAGATGAGCACCACCACCACTGTGAAAAAGACTACCCTTCCTGTCTTTTGTTGCCGCAAAGACTTTGAATCCGCCTTTCAGACCTTTCTTCAGCAGGCGACGCCGCCGCCGACAAAAACAGAGCTGTTGGCCGTGCTTGTCTCGATTTACTGGGTGAATTTCGATAACAAGCAAGATTTCGACGACGATCTCAAGCGATTGGAGAAGCGAGTCGCGAAGGGTATCACGAAAGAGCAACATGAGAAAGCGAAAAAGATGATGGTTGGTTATTCGGCGCTCAACAGCTGGCGAATTTGTCGCCAAACGTTTGGGAAGGCCTTCTCGTGCAAAATTTCGGTCTACGCGTCGGACTTTTTGGCCTTTCCCTCGGAACCTATTCTGGAGCTTTCCGGAAATATTCTCAAGATTGAGGTCGCATTGTACGTGCAAGTCAAGCTAGACGAAGCAAATCGGTTGAAGAATGCTAAAGGGCAGTACGTAAACACGCTTTTCATCGGGTCGAATTTATTGCGCCCATCGTTTGTTTTTTGGGACCCTCCTCTCTTTTTGGGAGACAAGCGTGTATATCTCGAATATCGTCCGTTTTAAGTACTAAAGACTGTATTGATAATCCGAAAGTTGCCCATGAAGCCGAAGAAATCGGGCCAGGTCCGGAAGAGGAGGAGGAAAGACAAAGGGTTCAGGTTCAGGCTCCGGAAAAAATAGAGGAGGTGGCGAAGGCGGGGTTGGTTTCCGCTTTGAAAATTCACGCACTTGATCTACGGTTCGTGTTTTGACATGTGCCGCAATGGTTTTCCAAGCTCTAGGATGAAGCTGAAAGGCTTCGTAGTACCGCTGTTTTTCGGCTTCGGTCCACAAACGGTACTTGCGACACGCGCCAGCTTTCAGTAGCCGCTTCATAGTTAGTTTGAGGTATGTACGAGGACTACCAAAATTGTCGCGCATGAAAAATTTCGGTATTCCGGAGAGGTTCGCTGTTTGCCGGAGCTTCATGACCATAATAGTTCGTATAAGGATCACCAAAATCAACCGCTTCTTGATACTCTTCGTCCAAAAGGATGGCGCAGTTTTCGATCATCAGGTACACATACGTTTGGCTACATGCGTACGGATAAGGCACGTCGCTGTTCCCAACGGGCGACTTATACGTGGTAATTGGATATCGATCTGAAGTTGAAAACGCAAAAATACTTTCTCCAATAAATATGTAGCGATTCTCCGTCATTTGTAAAACAATAGTATTACCAACGAAACCGCCATCTAAATCTTTACCAACAAACACTTTTTGCGCCGTGAAAGTTTTAACGAGACAAGAATATTTACCCTCCTTTTCGTCGTCGTGTTTGC